TGTGCCTGTTCGGGTGAAATGCCGATAGGCGTATATTTCATACCTTCCTCAAGCACCGCTATTTTGTTTGCGTTACCGCTGCCACCAAAGGTGGATTGCCAACTCTCACGCACACGCTGTGGGTCCTTAATCGTTCCCGGATGTTCAAGCACACCTCCCGGCGCGGCACCGTTTGCAAAAAACTTGGCTCCGTACTCCTCGCAGGCGATTGCCATACCGATAGCGTTCTTCGCCATTGCGATAGGACTGTATCCCACAAGACCATCAAATCCAAGTCCCGGTATATGAAAAACGTCGGAAGGTCGCAGGATAACCGTTCCGTTTTCCATCGTAGGCGCTTCCTCGGTTGACCGCACATAGGTGTAATACAGCTGCCCGTTCTCGTCTCTATCCACCGACATCTTGTTCGGCATCAAGGGATAGAGCGCGATCACCTCGCCTTTGCCGTTGCGAATGACCTGGGCATAAGCGTTGCCCCAAAGCAAAAGGTGGGTCATAAGCGTTTCCCTGAAAACAAAACTTGACATTTCGGGGTTCGGCTCATCGTGGAGCAAGCGGTAAAGCGGATGGTCGAGAGCTTTTTCTTTGCCACCCTCTGCGGTGTATCTGTAGACGTGAAGCGGAAGACCCGCCACCGCTTCAGCCAAGATACGAACACACGAATAGACGGCTGTCATCTGCATTGCGGAACGCTCGGTTACCGCTTTGCCGGATGTCGTACCGCCCATATAAAAGGTGTATCCGCTTCCCGCTGTGCGATTGGAAGGCTTATCTCTCGATCTGAATAGTCCTGAAAATAGTCCCATTGAAATTTTCCTCCTGTGAATTTTATAAAACCTCTTGACAAGACATCCAGGTGGATGTATAATTATTACAGCCACTTGGCTGTATTTTATCAAAAACGAGGTTTTCAAAATGAGTGAATTTAGTTTAGATGGATTTCAGTTTATCCACCCTGATGAAAAGAGCATTCTCCAGGAAAGACGTATTTTCCTGGGAATGACCCAAAAACAAGTAGCTGAAAAAGCAAAAATACCGATTCAAAGCTATCAGCGTTTTGAAAGCGGAGAGCGCAATATTATGACAGCATCATTTCAGATGGCTTGTCGTGTGATTGAAGCACTTGAAATGAACATCTCTGATTTTTATCACCAAGAATACGTATTAGGTGAAAAAATTGCAGAATCTCCCGAAGGCTTACGCTTCCAAAAGACAGGAAAACTGATTAACGAAGATATCGTTGAAGAATCAGATAAATAAAAGCCCGCGTTCATCGTAAACGCTGGCGCTGGTGTCGTTACCACAGCGGATCGCACGGTCAAGTGCCATTATTGTGGCAACGGCACCGTCAATCTTTTCTGTGGATTTTTCTTTGTCCGGCTTTATATTTCCCGCCGGGTCGGTTCGTATAAAGATATTATCCATCATCCAACGAAGCACTGGATGACCGCCGTGTGCCATCTTTTCTTCAAGCACAAGCTTCATCAGCTCCTTCGTAGGAGGGGACATATCCTTGAAGCCCTGCCCGAAGGGGACCACGGTGAACCCCATACCCTCAAGGTTCTGCACCATTTGTACAGCACCCCAACGGTCGAATGCAATCTCACGAATATTGAAACGCTCACCAAGCCGTTCTATGAACTTCTCGATGTAGCCGTAGTGAACGACATTTCCTTCTGTGGTCTGCAAGAAGCCTTGACGCTCCCAAAGGTCATATGGCACGTGGTCGCGCCGAACACGAAGCTCAAGGCAATCCTCGGGAATCCAAAAGTACGGTAGGATGACATATCTATCGTCCTCGTCACCGGGTGGAAACACCAGTACGAAAGCCGTAATATCCGTAGTGGACGATAGGTCAAGACCGCCGTAACACACACGACCTTCAAGGTCATCTTCGTTTGTAGCAAAGGCGCACTTGTCCCATTTTTCCATCGGCATCCAACGGATGGCTTGCTTCACCCATTGATTGAGTCGGAGTTGTCGGAAGGCGTTTTCTTCTGCCGGGTTCTGCATAGCAGACTCGCAAGCGGCACGGACTTTATCTATGCCAACGGTAACACCGAGAGAGGGATTGGCTTTCTTCCACACCTTAGGGTCCGTCCAATCGTCATCTTCATCGGCGCCGTAAATAACGGGATAGAAGGTAGGGTCAATTTTTCTGCCCTCAAGGATGTCCTTGGCTTTCTGGTGAGTTTCATAGCAGATGGATTTTGTATCCGTTCCCGCCGTAGTTATAAGGAAATACAGCGGTTGCATACGTGCATCACCGGAACCCTTTGTCATAACATCAAAGAGCTTGCGATTCGGTTGTGTGTGAAGCTCATCGAATACAACTCCGTGGATGTTAAATCCGTGCTTGGAGTAGGCTTCTGCCGATAACACCTGATAGAAGCTGTTGGTGGGGATATACTGAATTCGCTTCGCAGCGGTCAGTATCTTAACCCTCTTTGCGAGGGCTGGACACATACGCACCATATCTGCCGCCACCTCAAATACGATGGAAGCCTGTTGTCGGTCGGCGGCACAGCCATAAACCTCTGCTCGTTCCTCAAAGTCACCACAGGTGAGCAGAAGTGCCACCGCCGCCGCAAGTTCCGATTTGCCCATTTTCTTTGGAATTTCGATGTAGGCGGTATTGAATTGTCTATATCCGTTAGGCTTCAAAATTCCGAAGATATCTCGGATGATCTGTTCTTGCCAATCAAGAAGCTCAAAGCGTTTACCCGCCCAGGTGCCCTTGGTGTGGCAGAGCTGTTCTATGAAGGATACGGCTCGGTCGGCAGCCATCGCATTGTAGCGAGAGTCTTTGGCTTTGAACTTTGTCGGCTTATATTTCTTTCTCGTTGCGATAGCGTTGCCTCCTTTCGTAATTATCTCTGTAACGAGAAAAGAGCCTTTCGGCTCCTTCCTCGGTTATTTTTGTGTGTGCTGATGGATGGTTTCGAGGATCTTCTCTTGTTCCTCCGGCTCAACCCCGATGGAAGTCAAGGCTTCTCGAATACCGCAGTCGGGGCAAATCAAGGTCTTACCATCGGTTCTCGAAAGCGCCGGGGGTGCTTTGTAGGTAGCTCCGCAAAGTGGGCATTCTGCCGTTGTTGGTCTGTGTTCCTGTTTCATAATGTTTCCTCCTGGCTTTCATATACCGCCTCGATTAAGCGGTTAATGTCAAAGTTGAAATATTGGTAGCCCCTGGCACAAACTCGCAGATAGTATTCGGTGGGCAGACCTAAAGGTCTGTCCTCGTGCATAATGTACACGAAGGCTCTGCGGTGCCTGATTTTACCTGTGCGAATACCTTTGATGTCAATCTCCAGTTCCTTTTTGTAATAGAAGTTCGGGAAGCCTTCGTATCGGTCGAGGTTTAGTTCATCCTGGTAGGAAACCTCCCAAACGGCAACGGGAACGCTTGCCCCCTCCTTTTGCTCGATGGTAAGGTATGAACCAGTCTTGCTTCCCTTGAAGAGAAGTGTCCATCCCTCAAGGCTTGCAGTTCCGATAATTCGGGAATCGGGACAACGATAGCGCATTTGCTCCACGTTGAGGTTGCTCCCGTAAGCGATGTAGTAGCGTTTTGGCATAAAAAAATCTCCTTTCAAATTCGCTTCTACCACCATAAGACCGCCATCAGCGGTCGGTGGGCTTTGTCGGTGTTTATTATGCGAGTCTTCCGTTGCGGAAGGCGGCATCACCTTCAAGGCGATTTGTAAAGAGTTCTCTTGCAGTCTTAAATTCGTCACCGATGAAGCCAAGGCGGAGAAGCCAGGTTCTCATTGCGTATTTGGGGTTCTCGGTCTGCTGGGGTTTGGGGCTTGCGGTTCTTACTTCCTTTGCCAGTTGGCTGAGTGCCAGGCAAAGCTGAATGTAGCTCTTGAGCTGTCCTGCGTGGATGCCGCCCTTGCGGTCTTCGGTGGGGGCATCGAATTGGAAAAGTCTGAACTCAACCGTTCCCTTGGTGAAGGTTGCGTGGAGGTTGAGCATATGGTAGCGGCTGTCGTTGTAGTGCTGGTCTCTGCCGTAGGAGCAACCCTGTGCGCCGTACCAAATGTCTGCGAGGGCTGACATCGTTTTCGGCTTTCTCTTGTTGACCTTGTCGAGGAAGGCTTGGTCAACCGTGCGGCAGTAGCGGCGAATTCTTCCGTTGTCGAGGTTGAGTGCCGAGGCAAGGAGTCTTTCGTGGCTCGCCATAATATTCGCCAGGTTGCGAAGCGTTTGCGGTGTGTGGCCGTTTGCGCCGATGTGGATGTGAACTCCGCATCCTCTTTTTGCGTCGCTCTTCGCGCCTTTGTGGCGAAGCTGGCGGCAAAGCTCCTGCAAGGTTTCGATGTCGTCCCAAGTAAGGATCGGGGTTACCAACTCGCATTTTTCATCGTCGGGACCTGCAATGCTTACGTCTCTTTGGAATTTCCACTCTCTGCCTTGGCTGTCCCAGGCGCTCCAAGTGTAGTATCCGTTTCGGCTTGCGGTGTATTCGTATCTGCCCGTGCCGAAGTAGGTGGCTGCAACCTTGGCTGCGGTCTCTCTCTTGATGCTGTTCATCTCGACCTCAACCCCAATGGTCTGCTTCTTCATTTCGGTAATCTGCTTTTCAACTTTTGCGTTCATTTTGTGCCTCCGTTAATGGTGTTCTGTTCCTTTCGGTACACACATATTAACTCTAAAAGCACATAATATCCAGTCATTTTGCGATAATATACTACACAAACTTTTGCACACTATATTGTGTATATCTGACCTATTACACACTACATTTAGTATTCTTCGTCTTGGTCAGAACAGACCGACAATCCGTCCATTAACTGAAATACAATGCGTGTATAACGGTCTCTTTCGGAGCCTTCGCACTCTTCAGCGCCTTGCTTATAAAAGCGGAGAGCAGCCATTCGGTCATCCCAGGTTTCGGTTGTTCCGTAGCAGGTGATTGTTACGGCATCGAGCCTCTTGCAAGCATCCTCACCGAACACCACTCCCAGGCTTGAACCAATGTCCCATTTCACATGGATGGTGCCCATATCGTCTACGTGTTTCACCGTGCCTTTACAGCCGGGGACGAGGTCGGTGCGATATGGGTCATTCATCATTGTGAGTTCCACACGGCATCCAACGGGGTATTCCTTACGAATCCGTTCAACCGTTTCTTTGCTGATCCTAAACATTACTCGGTAACCTCCTTTGCAGTTTTGAAGGCAGACGAGCCTTCCAGGTTGCGGAGCAGAATCTTACGCTCCGCCTTGTATTCCGCGCCGATAAAGCCGAGGCGGAGGAGGAAGCATCGGAATGCGTACTTCTCGTTGTCGGTTTCTTTTTCCTTTGCGGTGACACGCTTTTGGGTTCGTGCCATCTCGCAGAGTTTGCAGATGAAGGTATCGTATGCTTTCAGTTCATCGGGAGTGGGGGTCGCATTGAACCAGGGGAAGGAAACCTTGGTGTCGGTGATTTCCAGGGGAAGGCTGTCCGTGCCCAGGGCTTTCTTGATGAGGTGTCCCTTGGCTGCGATAAGTGCCTTGAGGTTTTCAAGATTGCTGTCGGTAAAAAGATTTCTTGGCATTGAAATACAAATGCCGTAGGATTCTTCCGTATCAGCGGAATCATCCCCGGCACTCATATCGATATCAAAGCCCTCGTCATAGAGGTGTTCCATCAGCTGCTCAAGCATCTCCTCGTCAATGCCGTCCTCATAATGAAGGCAACCGTTCTTATCAACGATAAAGTCCTTGATTTCGTAGGCAAAGCTGGGTGCGCCCTTGTACTGTGCAGGCCAATCGAGCCATTCTGCGATGGTGGTTACCAGGCGCTTGCGTTCAGCGCCGTTTGCTTGGATTGTAATTGTCATATGCGTATGACCTCCTTGTTTTTATGGTACACACATATTAACTCTAAAAGCGAAATATATCCAGTCATTTTCGACATTTTCCAATGTAGAATATGTGCCTTGTTATTCGGCTTCATTTTGTGTACAGTACACGATGCCCGCAAGCACAAAGAATACGCAAGGCAAAGCCACTCCGTTTCCCCAAAGTTTATACTCGGCAGAATCGGAATGCGGATGCTCAAGCCACTTGCGGACTTGCTTTTCGGTCTTGGGCTTACAACCACCGATCACCGAAGCATAAGTGTCCCATACCTTCTGCCAATAGCGGACATCCTGGATGGCGGGATACGGCTCTTCGAGTCCGCTACACCACCAATCGGGAAAGCCCTGAAGCCTTGCACATTCCACAGGGGTC